CAGCGCTGGCTATGTTCATCGCTTTAGACCTCAGGTCCTTTTCCAGCGCCTTCAGCAGCACGCTCTTTCCTGACCCAGAATCTCCTGTTATGTAAACGATGTCTCTGGGCCCGATCTTCAGCTCCACATCGTCGTAGATGACGTGATTCTGAAAATCGTCGACGCCTAGCCCAAAGGCTTCTGAGACGGCGATGGTTCGGTCTGTTATGTCGGTCTTCGTCTTGTAAGCGATATGAATGACGAATTTGCCCGTGCGTCTATCGTATCTTCTCGCAATCTTTCTGATTCTGAAAAACTCTCGCCGCATTTAGTAGGCCCTCACCAGCTGAGATGGAGTCTCCACTCGGCTCGAATGTAATGCTAAAGCCACGCTCCAGAATTTGTCGTCATGGGTTCCCTCGGGGTGGCTGAAGCTTATTCCTCCTGTTTTCCGAAGTTCAAAACGCTCCACATTCAGTTCTGCAATTAGATCAGGATCATATGGAATTTTGAAAACTCCTTCAACCATTTGCTGTTTTAGGTTTGTGGCAAGCTGTTCCTTCGTTGGTTGGGTGAACTTTATGCCCTGAACCCCGTGGATTCCAGCGTTCTGCATGTCTTCAACTATGTAGTCGCCAACGCCACTCATGTCTACGCTAACTTTCTGTATGGAGCTCCAGCGGTCGCATAACGTTTTAATGTAGCCTATCACGCTTGCATACGCCGTTTTTAACGGAAAACGTTTTACATGAACAAGCTTGAGTAGGTTTTTCTCTCGCATAACCACGGAGATAACAGAGTAATCTTGGTGTTTTCCAAGGTCTATGCCTGCGAAAAACTCGCCTTTCGCTCGCTCGTTGAAGTCGATGTAATAGAGTGTGTGGTCGATGCAGCTGGTGATTAGTGCTTGTGGTAGCCAGACACTCTCGTTCTCAGCCCACTCGGCTTCCATCTCACGTTTCCAACGCCAATGGTCGCCTTGAAATTGTCGCTGAATCTTCTCCAGTGTCGCCCTTTTCAATGGTCCTTCGGGTTCAACGGCGTCTCGCCAAGTGACGTGGCTTCGTTTAAAGTCCGCGTAGTCTTCGTGATTGAAAATCTTGTAAAAGATGGAGTCTGTTGACCATGGAGTGCTGGAGCAGATGAACTTCCCGTTTGTTGCGCTCAGGGTAAAGAGTATAGCATCATAAAGCTCCTCGTCGTTCTGGATGAAGTTCATCTCATCGCAATTACTAACTAAAACACCGTCTGCAAAAAAATTATGGTTGCCTTCTGCTTCTATGTTATAGGCAACTTCATTAACTTCAGTTTCTGTTCGTAATCGTGTTGGTATTTTCGCTTGCGTTGCCTGCGACATTCTGAACTGCAAATTTTTTGGCGTCCATCTGTTGGAATGAAAACTCGCCCACAAACCAAACATTCTCTTGGGTTTCGAGACCCTCTTTTCTGAATCCCATACAATCGCTTCCTTTGTAACTTTAGTTTTCTTGAGCACTCCTTGCTGCAAGTCTTTTGATGTCCCGTCCACGGTTGAAAGATTTTGCCGCAGATCACACATGCAAGGGGTAGAGGATTCGAGTGCTGATGAAATCTTAATCTTAGCAACCTTCTGCATTCCGTATTTGAGCAGACTATTCTTTTCCCGCTTGCTAAAACAGCCCTTTTCGGCAAAACAGGCTTGCCGCATATCACGCATGGCACAGGCTTCAATTCTGGAAGGATTTTGTAACGCATACTCGGAATAACGTGAGGACGGATTATGTTGAAGAATTTGTCTCTGTCCTCTGCTGAGAACATTAAAAAGAACCCTCTGCCACGTTTGTCCTCTGCAATTTTGGGTTTTATCCCCCAATGGCTTTGTAACCACTGCTGAAGGATCAAGTGTTCCTCTTCCGAAAACCGGTGGGTGCTGATTCTCAGATTTGCCTTTTTTCCCAGAGAACCGTCGTCCATATACCAAACTGCTAACGCGAACGGTGAGTCTATTTTGGATAACCATTCCGAAGAAACTGTTTTCTTTCCACTTAGATAACACGTATGATAGATTTCTGTGAATGATGGATGGGATAGAGCATAAAATCGCATAACTTCTTTGCCCCAGCCACCGTTTTTTATCAGGCGTGGGGGAGTTTTCACAAAGTTTTTCAGGATTGAGTATTTGAATTGAACGTATTCTGCCTGTTTTAAGGAGTGGTTTATCGCAAGATGAGCGTTCCTCTTTTTGCCCTTTGGTCTCACGATGCACAAATCGCCTAACAAACTGCCATAGATAAGTTGCTCTTGAAGCGGTGTTAATTTTTGTTGGTATTGCTGCTTTTGATACATATTGGGGATTCACTTTAGATTTCATTATGTCCGCAAGGTATAAAATTTTTTCTCCACTGCACAGTTGGATGGCTGGAGTATATCCCCTGTTTAACGTGAAAACTCTATGCTCTGTTGTACAATCAAGCCATCCGAAATCATGGGATATCCGTACAACTTTTCTTCTGACAACTGAATTGTGAAAAACTCTCAAAACTTTCTTCGCTTCAATCTTCCCATTGAATTTATTGTAAGTTAGAACTTGTTGACCTGGCTTAACTTCTTTTATTGGAATTTGGGTACCATCTGAAAGAGCTACGTTCACATAACTAGGCAAGCAGTAAACTACATGTAAGCTTGGACCGCGTATGGTTTCGGGGTTGTTGGGGAAAGCCTCAATGATAGATCCGTTGGAAAGGTGTGCGATTGTTTTTTGAGGTTTGTGGTATGAGCCTTTAGGCAGCTTTCGCAGAAAGGAGTTGATGCGGCGTATGATGAGTTTGGTTTGGCGCCAAGATGGTCCAACAACAGCTATGTAAGTGTCCGGGTGAATAAGCGCGTAATGGAGGAGCAACGCGGAGATAATGTGGCTTTTTCCGCTTTGGCGGCACCAACGTGCTGCCACAAACTGGTTTTCTGTGAAGAACTTGGTGAGTTGAACTTGATATTCTGTGGGCTTAAAGCCTAGGTTTTGCTCGAAAAAGGCTAGAGGGTCCTTTGGGAACATGAAACTCATATAATGTTCAAACTTTTCTTTGAGGCGGTTAAGTTCCCTTTTCACGCTCAATGTCCACCGCCATCTTCTTTAGCTCCTCTAGCTCCTCCAGAATTTTCTTGTCGTCGTACTCTCTGGCTATGCGGTTGATGGCGTTACTAATGTACGCCGCGAGTTGAGCCCACTTCTGATGTTTCTTTGTTGGTCTTCTCCTTTCGTTGATTTTCGTGGCTTGGTCATGCGCCAACTCAGCGAGGACTTTTAGATCCAAAATTAGTTGTCCTCGGACTCTTTGAGTGTCGCCGTCAAACTTCTCGACTATCTTCGCTATTCTCTTTTTTAGTGTAGGCTGGTTTTTCCGAGAAAATACTGTTTTCAACATTCTTCTGCTATTTGGTTCCAAATATGTTCACGCCTTTTGTCCGAAGATTGCGCCTAGGATGGTGCCTATGACTAGACTGATGGCTGCGAAGATTTCGTTGCTGAAGTTGCGGAGTACATACATGTACGTCGCTTCGAGGATGGTTAGGGAAATCAACGCGATGATGGCGAAGTACATCCCATAAACGAGGCTGTCGCTGGGCTCTATCTCGATCTGTCCAGCTTTCTTGCTGCCTTCCTTCACTGAGACGGTTTTGGTTAACGCTTTGCGTATCAGGTCTCTCAATTTAGATTCTCCTTTTCCGCTGGAATTGTTAATCTGCCCTTTCTCTTCCTCACTCTAGCCTCAGTCAGCCAGTGTTTGAGTCTCAAGGCGAAGGTTTTGGGCAAGGCTATGTGACCCAACACTGTGACTTTGTCGATCATGCCGATGGGAATTCCATTGTGGTCGATGTCGTCTATTCCTGTCAGTTCGTTTAGGTTGAAGCGGTCTCTCATCAACACAACGTATTTTTTCTGTCCAACAACGCCTAGGTAGACGCCCCAGGAGGTGACTGGAACCTCGAACTGCGCCTTGGTCCTGTCCAACTGCTGGTCAAGGTGGATTTCCCCTTTGTAGGCGTCGTGCCATTCTACCTGAACGTAGTCGCCCATTCGCAGGCGCTTGATTTGCTTCAAAACTTCCTTATTCATGATAGCCCCTCCAAAGTTTTGCTAGACCGCTTCGTGGCGTCCACCCTTGTAGCGGCTTAGGCTTCCAGTCTTGCTTCTCAGCGCGTATAGGTAGTCGGCGAGGAGGGAAGGCTCTTTTCCAAGCTCCAGCGTGATCTCAAGAGTTTGCTCCTCGGCAACAACGCGGTATTCAGCGCTTATGATGCGGTAGTCGGCGTCTATGTTTTCGTTTGGAAGGGTAACGTGGATTTTGTCTCCTGGCAAGAGCTTGTTTGCGCCATAATCGATGACGTCGCTTCGCACCGTTAGGTGTTCAGCTGGGGCTTTCAGGTGTGCTAGCAAGGCTTTGGCTCTCAAGGTGCACTCGTTGTCGCTGTGAAGTTCCTCGTCCACTTCCACGAGTTCCCGCAACCCATAAGAGGTTTGACTCGCCGCGTCCTCTTGAGTGGCTTTCCATCGACACTTGTTGAAGAAAAGGTTGTCAAGGCGTAGGTCAACCCCACCCGTTGAACTCACAACAAAGCGCATGTACTTTACGCTAGTCCAGTCAAAGGGCTGGGTGTTAAAAACACTGTGCTGCCACTGGTCACTGTTTTTTCTTCCAACAGGAAAGCTTTGGAGAACCCAGTTGGCGTCACGCACCCTCTCATACCGGCGGACTATCATCCCCGCCGTGTCCTCAAGCTCAACTGTTAGGTCGGAATATCCAGACGCTGTTTTGACCTGAAAAGTCAGGCTTGGGTGAAGGTTGCAGTCCTGTTCTTTGCCAGCGTTGAAAGTGAAGACGAGACCTGTCCCTGTTCCTCCAGAAGTTTTGACACTGTATGACCCCACAACCTTGTCTGCGCTGTCTAGGGAAAGGGTTGAACCTCCACCGTAGGCGCTCCAAGCTCCATCAGTGGACGTTAAAGACTCTGTCCAAGAGTCCTTGTCTGTTGGTCTTGCTTTCTCCGCTGCGCCGTAAACCATGATTCGGTTTCTAACGCTGT